GAAGGTCTACTTCTGCATCGTTTCTAAATTGTCTTTCCATCATTTTCCCTCTTTTGATCCATGTTGAGTAAGTCCATTTTCTTCCATTCACTGTGCCTCCTTTAAAGGAACATTTTTCACCTTCCTTGACTGTCTGATGACCTTTCTTTCTTCCGTGGATACACCTGGGTCAGTGAGTAATTCTTGAATAACCCAGAAAGGAAGGTCTTGATATGCAATTTCAGTTGGTTCATCAAATTGAATGTGTTTCACTGTGCCTCCTTTGTTTCGGGTCCTAGGATTAGGTTGCAAGCTTTATTAGCAGCGCTTAAGGACTTAAATAAAATATTTGGATTAGCTCTTAAGCACGCCACCCAACTTTTTAGATAGCTTGCATGGTTCTCAACCTTGCTTGATATTTCTAAACGCTTACAGCATAAATAAGCGCCTAATTCAGCAATTAATTCCTCTTTTGCATAATCTCTATCTCCTTTAAAGTTCAGCCCTAATCCTCTTTTTAATCTCTTTTCGTGCCCTGTTGAATGCACGCACTCATGTAACCATGTGGCATAGAATCCTTCTATACTTTTGAAAAATTCTCTTTTAGGCATTGTTATCGCATCATTAAAAACGCTATAACAAGCGCGTTCACCTTTAAAGCTCGTTTCTATTGATTGAGCTTTGTGATATTCCCTTATCTTTTGCTCTACGTCTTTCCTTGACTCTATTGGTTTTGGGTTTTTATCTTGCTCAATATATTTATTCATTAGTTCTTCTTTCTTTTCCTCATTGCCATCAAGATCCATTAAATTAAAAACACATTCAAGCTTGAATTTTGTAAAAGCCTTGATTAGTGGTTTTCCTTCTGAATCCTTTCTCTTTTCATCTTCAACTTGGAATAACACTGGCCGCATTATATAACAGCCTTTAGATCCTTTCTTTGGCCTTAGCCCTACTTTCTTAGCTTGTCCAGCTCCACACCATAAAGGTAAATCATATCCTCTTGCCATTAAGTAGAAATCAAGCAGGGCAACGTTAGAGCCTGAGTATTGATTTCCTGTAGTGGGATTTGTATGTGCGCCGACTTTCCGCCATTCACATTGCCAAGGGCTAACACCCTTTTCTATTAGTCCTATTAACTCTGTTACTAGCTTTTCTTCTTTACTGGGGCCGTCGTATTTCTTGGCAGCCCTAGGCCTTGTTGTTGTTGTCATTGGTTGATCTCCTTTGGTTGGTGGTTGCTGTTTATAAAAAACTGGGTAGCTTTATTTCTTTTTGAACTTTCTCAAGCTTTACCGGATGCATGGTTATCGGTTCCCTTCCTTGTGCCCTGCGCTCTTCTCTCATGTAGTCGCAACAGTTGAAGAACAGCATTGCTTGCTTAAAGCTTTTAAAGAACGCTTCTTGTTGTCCTTGTGGCCCTTGTAGGACCACTTTGTAGATACTCATAGGTTTTTGGTGGTTGGTGGTTGCTGTTGATCTGCATAGATGCAGACCACTAGTCCTTTTATACATCTGCTTTCCACTGGTGGAAATGTTGGTAGTAGGGATAGGCACTCTATCTGTAACAACTCTTCACAGTCTTAGAGGGCCTATCAGCGACTTTCTAGAGCCTTAGGCAGCCCATCGGCTACCCATCGGATTAATTATCTGATGAGGTTCCAGTCGTAGACAAAGACCCCATCCCCTATCACCTTTTTAAGGTATCCCGGTCCTCTTTTTTCTTTGACTTTTGTAGAAAAATGAAGGGGGGCTAAGGGGGGTAAATCACCGCACGCAGTCAGGGTTACCCATCTAAAGATGCGACCCCAAAACAGAAAAAAGGGATTCAAGGAGAAGCAAGAATCCCAAGAGGAGTGTGAGGAGTAAAGGGAAGAGATATAAGTGATCTACTGTGTAGGGAAAGGGGGAACGACCCTACAAAAATAGGTATAGCAGTATAGAGATCAGAGTGCATGTAAAAGTAGGTAGTGAGGAAGGGGAATGTTCTCCACCTGAGTTGAAGTATGGTTAAACTCACGCATGTCAAAACCCCTGCCCTCACTGGACCGATTTGCGCGGTCCAAAAAAGGGACTACTAGGGGTCGTCAGCGACCTACGAATCAACTGACTAAATGAATTATAAAGACAACGGGAATGAAAACTTCCTAATGGTTTATCAAATGGAATTACAAAAGGCGATGTCGCTAGTTCAAGAGAGAAGACTTGAACTAAGAGATATGGCTGTCTTTATGGGATTAATGAGTGAAATGAATTGGCGCAGTGGGAAAGTAAGGATTACAGCAAAAGCGTTATCAAAAAAATTAGGAATCAGTTTTCCTGTTTGTGTAAGTTCAATAAGTCGATTAAGGAAAGAATTATTAGTAGTAAGAGTTAAAGAGGAAAGGAGTGGCGAATTATATTTTTTATTAAACCCATATGTTGCATCAGTAGGAGGAGTACAAAGGAAAGGATATTTATGGAAGCAGTTTGTAGATGTAGTAGATCCAGACCGAGATGACGGTTAAACTACGACAAATTGCTCTCCACCTATGTATGTATCAAATGAAGAGAGAAGCCGCTTAGGTTTAGTTGGATGGGGAAGCGATGTCCCTGTAAAAATTTATGAAGAAGCAAAGAAAAAGCTGGAACCAAAAACAGAGGAACCGGTGGTTGTTGAAGAAACCGTTGAAGGAGATTTCGACAAGAACCTGGGACTGGACTAAATTGAGTTTGCTTGTGCAGGTGGTGCTGGCAAGTGCACCGATCCCCCTCGGTGGTTGTTGGGAAGGCTTCTCTATCTTGATCTCGATAGGGGGGCCTTCTTCCATATGAAATGGGAACCTTTACCAGAGGGATTGTGGCCTTTTCCTCATTTCCTTTGTTATTTACTTCGAGAGCTTGGTTTAGCTAATACCCCAACATTACGGCAATTATCTGTAGCAGAATGGTTAGAGACTGGACCTGACCGTTGTATTACAACTGCTTATAGAGGATTAGGAAAATCATTTGAATCAGGAGCTTATGCGTTGTGGCGTTTAAGACATGATCCTTTTACAGAGAAGATATTAATTCCAGCTGCCACTGCAGAAAAAGCAGAAGAGGTTGCAACTTTTATGGCAAGATGTATAAGAGATGTTGATATATTAAGATGCTTAGAACCTAGAGCTGATGGACGTTCTTCCTTTAAAGCTTTTGATGTAGGACCTGCTGTTATAGATCAAAGTCCTAGTGTTAGAACAGTAGGAATATTAAGTCCATCATTAACAGGTAAGCGTTGTACTCTTGCTTTGCCTGACGATATAGAGACATTAAATAATTCGATTACACCGTTAAAACAAGAACGACTAGCTCAGGCAGTTACAGAACTTGAAGCAATTATCAAACCAGATGATCCAGGGTTTGATCCAAAAGCCCCAAGAGATTACACACAAGGAGGAATCAGACAAATATTTCCAAGACAAATTAGATATCTAGGCACTCCTCACCTTGAGTCCAGTCTTTATTTGAGACTTGTTAGGGAGAGAAAGTATGCGATCAGATTCTGGCCCGCAAGATTTCCCGATCCAAGCGATGAAGAGCAATGGGATTGTTATGAGGGACACCTTGCGCCGGACATAGCAGGGCCTGTCAAAAAAGATCCAACAATAGCTGGAGATCCTACTGATCCAGAAAGATTTGGTCACGAAGAATTACTGAAAAGAGAAACAAGAATGACACGATCTGCAGTTCAGTTGCAGTTTCAATTGAATTGTCGCTTAAGCACGTTAGATCGCTACCCCATACGACTAGGAGATTTAATGGTTATGGATTTAGATGGCAAAGCATTACCGGAAGTTGTTGTATGGGCTTCTTCTCCTGAACAGCGAATACAAGATTTAATTTGTGTAGGAATGGGAGCTGATCGTTATTATCATCGACCCGCTGTAATTAATGGATGGATTCCTCAATCAGAACAATGGAGATGCTGTTTAGCCGTCGATCCAAGTGGACGTGGATCAGATGAGTTGGCTTGGGCGGTTGTTGCTGAATTAAATGGTAACTTTTTTGTGTTAGAAAGTGGCGGAACTACAAGAGGATATGAAGCAGATGTATTGGCAATGTTGGCTAAGATAGCAAAGAGATGGAATGTAAACTATGTAGTGGCTGAAAGCAATATGGGCGATGGTATGTTTACAGCTTTGTTACAACCAGTAATGGCAAAAGTACATCCAGTTTCTATTGAAGAAGTAAGAGTAGCGATGCAAAAAGAAAGAAGAATAGTTGATACTTTAGCTCCTTTAATTCAGCAACATAGAATGATAGTTAACAGAAGTTTAGTTAATAATGATTATATAACCGCTGAGAGAGATCCAGAGACAGGGCATCAGCGTTCATTAATGCATAACATGAGTCGAATAACAGTAGAAAGAGGAAGTCTTTTATTTGATGACAAGATAGATGCTTTGTCTTTAGGCGTTAAGTTCTTTGTTGATGCTGCAGCTCAGGATCAGGAGAAGCAAAAGATTTCGAGACAAGAAGAGATGGATGAACTAATGAGACAGGCTTGGTTTGATGAAACAGGTTCTTGCATTGATGACTTGGCTTGTGGTTTTAAACCCAAACCTATGTCAGTAGCTCATGGTGGAATTAAGCGGTAGCAATATTTTTTTCCAGCTTTTCTTTGACAGCGGAGAAATCACATTTGCGAGCCATTTGTGCTCTGAGTTTTTCACTCTCGGCTTCGGCAAGGTTGGCAGTTATGTCGTTGTTCTTGAGAAGTTGCATCGCAATTCTGAGGTCGTCATTGCTGACGGGTTTGTAGTTACCGTCTTCATCTTGACTGCCATTTTCTATGCGGTCACAGACCGTAGCAATGGTTAGAGAGTGTAATCTCTGTAGTTCATCAAGATCGCTCTTCATTCTCCACCTGTGCAGATCTCTTTGATTCTAAATGCTCTAGCCATAAGCCGGTATATAAGCCGTTATTTCGACCACTAGCAGCGTAAAGTTCATCAAGAATGAGTTGCTTTTCAGCCTCACGTCTCCAATTTGGAATTTTTGTTCCGCCGTCCATGTTTGAAAAGATTGCAATATTCCTTAAGCTAGGTCTGCACCACTGCAGAACAACCCCATGGATGAAAAGAAAATAGAAAATAAAAAGGTAGAAAAGCCTGACGAGAAGAAAGGCTTGTTAAATAAACTTCAGGATATTACTCCTGATAAAGAAGAACAGATCCAGATCGTAGGTGTAGCAGTCCGTCTGGGCATTGTTATTTGGTCTGGATTTTGTTTAACTTTAGCGTACATTGACGTCCCAGGATTCCCTAAGCAAACATTTGATCCGACCTTCATTGCTTCGATATTTACATCAACATTAACGACTTTTGGCGTCCAGGCTGCTTCTAAAAAGAACGG